TTCCCCTCTCGCAGTCTTTGTGAACACCTGTTTCAATATGCCCGTTTGAATTTTTAGGATACTCTAGAGGAATTCCGTGGCCAATGTGGATAGCCTTCCATAGGGCCTTTAACGCTTCAAGTTGCACTGGGTAAAAATCCAAAAAGGGATCTAATTTCTTTCCGTGAACCCAGGCATTCTCCTGTATCGGCCTCTCCCCGAAGCCATGGTTGACATACCAATCTTGATACTTGAGATAGTACGCATTTGATATCTCAACTCCAATCCCTTTTGTGTTTCCTCCTTCAAATCGAGGTATGCCAGCATGCCATGCTTTATGCTGGGTATCTAGCATCTGAAAGATTGTTCCATCATTATCGATAAGAAAATGAACTGATACCTTGCGGTTATTTAAAACTCTCGCACAAGACTCTGCGCTGAGACATACGTCCCAGTGGTTTACAAAGAATGTCGGTTTTCGATCGGGTTTCCCAGAATAATCAGTGTAGCAACCTTTTTTCGATTTAAACCCACTGGGCTCATCCCAAAGAATGACATTATTCCACTCGATCGGAATAAATGATCCGTTGTGGACAATGTGTTTGTCACCAGAAGTAGATACATGTCTTCTTGACTTGTAAGATGAAATATTTGCCTCTCTCTCTGTCCAAATCCTTCTGTACGTCGCAGGACCCACTAAGCCATCTGCTGTTAAACCATTTTTTTTCTGCCACTTCTGAACTGCTTTTACCAGGTTGACATCAAATTCATCACAGCCGAACCACGCGGGATTCCACCCAAGACTGGCTGCGCTTGAACTATTGTAAAAATCCTTATCCATCTTTATCTGATCCTGTATCCTTGAGAGATGCTAGGGATGACCTGTCTTTATATTTTTTCTTAACTTTGTCACTTATAGGAATGGCTTCTCCGTCGCCGTCGACCCTAAGGTAGGTTATCTCTGTTTCACAAACTGCTTTTTGTGTGCCATTGTATGGGCTGTGCCTGCGAGCTTCAAGTCTAATAATAATAGATGTGTTTCCAACACTTAAAACCTTACCATATATCTTGATAAGATGACCGGGTCTAACTGGTTTTTTAAAAATGCATTCTGCCATCTTTAGTGTCACCATTCTAGGTGTGTCACAGCACTGGCCTGCATATGCTCCACCTGCTTCATCGAGCCATGAAAGCATCACGCCTCCAAATAAATTACCGTGGACACCAATATTTTGCCCCTTGCATATGTGAGTTGAAATAAGCTCCATTTAAGTACTTATTCAAAGTCTATATCAACAGAAATCTTAATATTGAACTTTGGTACTCTCAGCTGATTTGCAAGACCGTGCTTTTTAGTCTCGTCGGGATCTAAAAACCAGTCAGCATGTCCTTTTTTATGCACGATTTTCAGAAAATAATCATCTCTCTTGCCACAGTTTCTTGCCATCATTGTGTAAACAATGTTGTTTAATCTCTCTGTTTCCTCAGCAGATGCCTTGAGCTCTTCGACCTTTCCCCTTTCCATTGATGATACGTCATGTATCATCACAGTGGCATTCGGATCCATAAATCTCATTCCATCTGTACCGAAGGAAAACAAGATAGCACCACAAGACATCGCCTTGCCCTCTACAATAGTTGCTATTGGTAATTCTGAATGCTTTACTGCGCTAATCATTGACATCAAGCTATAGACTTGACCGCCGTATGAATCAATTACGACTGGAATGACTTTTTGACCAGTGTTGTGAGCCTGTGCAATCTCCTGGCTAAATGTCTTTGCAGCATCTTCATCGAACTTATTGACTCGAATTATAACAGGATTTTTTCTTAGCTCAACTTCTTTTATTTCTGGTGATATTTCTGTTGTCCACTTCACACTTTTCTCACTTTAACCGCACTTAGAAGAACCGCACGATTTACATGTAACACATCCTTCCTGGTAAATAAGCGAACGTTCAGCATGACAGGTATCACAAACCTTATCCTCATGTGCTCTCTCACCATTCTTAATGTAACTTTTCAACACCCTTGCTACAACCCGAGAAAAAGAAAATAAATCAGCGTCCTTATCCTTTTGTAGCTGTTCAACAATGTAGTGAATTGGCGCACCGTGGCGTAATGCCAGTGAAATTGTTCTAGTAAACCCAGCATGATTGGGATTGTCAAAGACAGAAACAACATCTTTAATCACAAACTCATCACCATTTTTTCCAATTCTTAAATCGTATATAGAATTTTTTGTCTTTCTTGGGTGCTTAACAATAATTCCAAAAGAGTGTTTCTTTGGTATTTCAATGTACTTTTGGAGACCACCAATTACCTCATAAGGTCTTCCGCCGAGCAAGCCCACAAGGATTGTCCAGGCTTCACCCTTAATTGTGGCATGATGAATATTACAAGGTAGCTCACTGGGCCTGACGGGTGCATCGTGTGTTTTAAATCTAGTTTTCTTCTTTCGACTTCCTGAGACTAGCACACCAGATCTGCACCCATCTCGATAAACAGTCACACCTTTGCATCCGGATCTCCACCCCGTTATATAGATCTCCTTAACCGTCTCAACATCAGTATCAGTAGGAATATTTGTGGTATTTGAAATTGCATGACATACCCACTTCTGGGCAGCTGCTTGCATTCTTACCTTATTGATCCAGTTAATTTCATTGGCAGTAGATTTATGATACGGAGACTTAGATGGATCATCCTCATTTCCTGTGATATTCATCCACTGTTTGTACCCGTGGTGATACACATTATACTCCTGCCACTTGTCTCCGACATCATCGATAAAATCTACACTAGCATTGACATCCTGACCAGTTATTTTCTTTCTACGTGTGTAGCTAAGAAGATATGCAGGTTCAATTCCGCTTGTTGTCTGCGTAAGGGTTGACACAGATCCTGCAGGAGCTGTGGTTGTCAATGCGATATTTCTACGTCCGTGTCGCTTACACATTTCATAAACGTCAGGTGCTGCCTTCCACACTCTGCGCAAAAACTCATGATCCTCTTCTCGTGAATGGTCATGAACTGGAAATGAACCCCTCTCTTCTGCAAGATGACATGAAGATCTATATGCATTAATGCACAGCGTCTTATAAATTTTTTCAACAATCTTAATAGACTTATCAGACCCATACTCAACTCCCAAAGAAGCGAGTGTATCTCCTACAGCAGTTACTCCTAATCCCGTGCGACGACCTTTGAGTGCCATATCCTTAATCTTTACCCAGAGATTTTTCTCAATTGCCTTGACCTCGTCGGTCTCCGGATCTGCATCAATCTTAGCCAAAATTTTATCGACCTGCTCAATTTCAAGATCAATCATATCATCCATGAGCCTTTGTGCTTTTTGAGTTACCTCAGACATACCCTCAAAATCAAATTTTGAATCTGAGCCATATGGATTTAAAACAAACGAAGATAGATTTATTAGCATTAATCTACATGAATCATATGGGCTCAAAATTATTTCACCGCAAGGGTTGGTTGAAGTTGACCCAAATCCAATATCTGCATAGGCATCAGAGGGTGTGAGATTGATTGCATTATCCCAAAAGAGCAATCCAGGCTCTGCAGAAGCATGTGCTGACGAAACTATCTCATGCCAGATCTCTCTTGCATCATCCATTACAGTTATTTGTGGAGAATCTTCATCTACTGGAAAGCGTAACTCAACATCACTTCCCTTTTCCACTGCCTTCATAAATTCATCAGACAGTCTTATCGAAATATTGGCGCCTGTAACACGATCAAGTTTTCGCTTAATCTTAATAAAATCTCGAATTTGTGGATGATGGACAGATATTGTCAGCATTAATGCACCGCGTCTTCCACCTTGCGCGACTTCTCGACATGAATTAGAATATCTGTCCATAAATACTTCAATTCCATCAGTTGTCTTTGCTGCATTACCAGTCCCAAGACCCTTGGGCCGAATTGTGCTAAGATCAAAGCCCACGCCGCCGCGGCGCTTTGCAATCTGAACCAGCTCCTGATCTGTCTTTAGTATTCCGCCGTAAGAATCACGTGGCGACTCTATGACAAAGCAATTGGATAATGATTGAATAAAGTGATCATTTCCAATGCCTGACATCGGACTTCCCTGTGGAACAATATATGTGAAATTCTTGAAGAGGCTGTAGATTTCTTCTTCTGTCATTGGGTTGGGATACTTTTTCTCAATTCTGGCAAATTCTGAAGCTAAGCGTCGGTGCATATCATCAGGTGTGACTTCGAGATAATCTCCCTCCTTGTCACAGAGAGCATACTTTGTCGCAAAAACATTTGCTGCAAGATTATCATCACCAAAATATTCCAAACTTCTTCTGATAACTTCATCAAACTCTGCCACAATTTCTCCAATTAAAACGGCCTTTAGCCTTCATTTATTTCTTTCCATTTGCTTCGCAGCAAACCTTTCATCGCGTCTCGGTCAGATGACATTATCTCATTCAAGGACATTTCAGCGTCTTCTTCTAAAATAACTAATTTAGACCTTGACGTATCGAGATTTATCGGAAACAAAATTCCATCTCGGCCCGCTCTATTTTTTGCAATGAATAGTCGACCAGCTCCCGAGGCCTTTTCTATTGGCTTACGAGAAAGGGATAATACAACATCTGCAACCATTGCCTTGCCATATGCCTCTGACATGTTCTCTAAACCCACCACTGAAGAATTTGCCGATTCTCGATTTGCCTGTGATGCTGTCCAAATCGGTATATTCATATCCATTGCCAAATTTCTCAATTCTTCATAAATCAATTTGAGCTCATGCCTTAAATTTTCATACTTTCTGGACGATCTCATGATGTCTGCGTAATCAATAATTATCAAACTTGGAGCAAAAGACTTGAGTAAAACCTTCTCAATATGGTTTCTCAAAGTCATCACAGAGGCAGACCCGGTTGGAAAGGACTTTATAATTAATCGACCCAAGTCTGATCCCTCATATTTCTTTAAAACTTCATCTTTTCGATCAATGACCTCATGGCTAGGAACATCTGTCAAGTTCGAATCATATCTCAATCCAACTGCTGTTTCTGACAACTCAAATGTGTAGTGAATCACATTCTTACCTACCCTTAATGCTTCACATCCTGTGTGAACCAGAAAGTGAGACTTGCCCACACCAGTGTTGGCAATGATCACGCCTATCTCCCCCCTTCCTAGCCCACCATTTAAAACTGTCTTCTTGTCAAGATGAGCTAATCCTGTCGGGCATGTTATTCTTGAAATCGTTTCAAATCTAGCACTAGCGTCTATAAAAAAATCATGACCAAGGCTCGAGGGAGTTCCTACTGCCAAGGCATCCTTCATTAAATCAACAACACATTCATATTTGTCTGTAGAAACCATTTCAACCGCTTTTTCAAGTGCTGCTCGAAGTGCCTGTTTCCGACAAAAATCAAGTGTCTTATCTTTTACAAATTGTAAGTCTCCAACATCAGGATTCGTCTTAATTCGGTGCAGAAAATCTACGATCTGATCTCGTAAGAGAATGTCTGCACCCTCCTTTAGATCATCTCTCACTATTGTTATAAGCAGAGAGAGTGTCGGAAATGCCTTGTATTTTAGATAATAGTTGAAATATCTCTCAGTAAGATACCTGAGATATTTTACATCAAAGTACTCCGGAGTCATCATCTCAGTCATTTGTGCTGACCATTTTTGATCAGTCAAAAAACACTGAAAAATCTTTTCTTCGAAGCTTTTTCCGTACTGTTTAAAGTGTGCAACAGGCATTAAGATTTCTTTGTGCTGATGTAATTTAGAGCCAAAAATACTCTATCAACATTAAATGTCTGAATGCCTTCGTGCAAAAACATTCTCATCATCTGCATTTTATTCTTGGCTGGGCTGAAAGTATCAACAGTTTCGTTTATTCTTTTAATTTGCGATGCAGCAAGGTTAGAGGTGTCTAGATAAATTAGCTTCCAGTTTCTCTCTATTTTCGCCTTCGAACTAATAATTCTTTGAAAAACCTTCACCTTACTACCTTCCTGAATAGCTTTTTCAGCTTGCTCAACTATCTGATTGACATTTATGCTTTGCTTTCCAGCTAGATCTGGAAATCTCTTGGCCACAGTTTTAAACCCAGCACCTTTTACTCCGTCTATATTGTCTGATGCGTCACCACAGATTGATTTTGCTAGACAAAAATTGGTAGGTGATATTTTAAACTTTTCTGTAACCTCCTTTGAGGTTACCATCTTTTTCCATGTGGGTGAGTAAATAATAGTCTTGGAGTCTAGAAGTTGGTAAAAATCATGATCAGATGAAACCACAAGCTTTCTCTTATTTGGAAACTTATATCGACACAGGTACCCTATAACATCGTCTGCTTCACACTCTGGAACGTAGATCTG